AGACTGGTGCAGTAGGCCCAGGCGTAGGAAAAGTTCGTACCACTAGAAGTATCTAGTAACGGGAAACTGGTTAGACTGGTGCAGTTGTTCCAGGCGTCGATAAAGATCGTACTACTAGAAGTATTCAGTAACGGGAAACTGATTAGACTGGTGCAGTTTTGCCAGGCTCCCTGGAAGTTAGTACCACTAGAAGTATCAATCAACGGGAAGCTGGTTAGGCTGGTGCAACCTTTCCAGGCGCTGGAAAAGGTAGTCCCACTAGAAGTATCCAACAGCGGGAAGCTGGTTAGACTGCTGCAACTTTGCCAGGAAGCGAGAAATCTAGTAACATTAGACGTATTAAGTTGTGGAAAACTTGTTAGTCTTTTGCAGTTTTGCCAGGCATAGAAAAAGTCAGTTGCACTAGAAGTATCAATTAATGGGAAACTTGTTAGGCTGGTGCAGTTGTTCCAGGATTGCGGGAAGTTAGTACCACTAGAAGTATCTAGTAACGGGAAACTGGTTAGACTGGTGCAGTTGTTCCATGCGTATGGAAAACCAGTTACGCCTGCAGTATCAATAAAAGGCACACTCAGCAGTGAAGAGCAGTTGGAGAAGGTATCAAGCATGTCGCTGCCAATAGCGCGAGCCTTAAAAGTAGCATCAAACGCCTGCAGGTTATCGCAACCTGTGACTAATCTCCTGGCATCAATTATCACGCCAGCAGGGCATGGTCCAACGGAGATAACTTTTTCACTATAGGTTGCGTCATTGAAAACGTATGGACCAAAATATGTACCACTATCCAACCTAAATCCAATATCATGGTAACCACCACCATTAGTAAATGTATGCTCAGCAGTCGTCAATACTTCAACTGTACCATCACCCCAATCAACAGTTACTTGACCATCTGTTACAAAGTTAGGTAATCCAAAACTAGTACCAAATATTCTCCATCTCCAGAACTCATCAGTCTTCTTGGCAAAAGTATTGATCTTAGTCTGAGTAATATTTGGTGAGAATATTGTTGCTCTCTTGATTGCAGAATTCTCTGAGTTTGATGGTAATAGTGTTAGTGTATTTGATCCTGCTGACATTCCAAAAGGATCGTTGATAATGTCAAACTGTGAATTATTGTAGAGATTATCATTAGTGAGTGTTACTGTATCAGGGTCTCTTGTTACTGTTGATCCAGATGTTGGGATTACAGAAGTCCAAAATTCTGATCCTCCCAGTTCGTTCTGCCATCCCCAAATATAAAAACCTGAAACACCATCTCCAGTGACAGAAGTGAATTGAGGATTGCCTCCTCCGTCGTATTCCCAGACACTACATCTGTAATCAATTCGTGCGCCTGGAGAGCTTCTTACGCCTAGTCTGTACCATCCATTTGGATAAGCATCAATAAAATATTTGTCTGCAGGCAAGCTGTTCTCAACACCAACAACAGATCCAGGTCCAGTTAACTCAAAGTATGCACCCTGATTTCCAGCGGTTGTATAAGTAGAAAGGAATATTTTTGTTATCCCATTGGGTTTGATAAACATCGACATTGCATTGCCGATGTTCCCTTGAGATGCGTCTGCTCCCGTAATTGTAATTTGGACACCGGATATAGCATTAGTAGTAAATAAAGTAGAACCTGGCGAACCTGTTGGATTATCAACAGAGGTGGATGAAAATGTTCCGTTAGATGGAGCTGTTCTGCCATTGCCTGAAGTTATGGTAAATCCAGTTCCATCTAGCGTATAGTTCGTCCTTGACTCCTCAATCAACAATCCAAGTTCTTCGCCAGTTATAGGATCACGAGTATATCTTGGTTCTCCTGCTGCTGCAGTTTTTATTATAAGATTATTATTCGCATCATAATCAACATAAGTTCCAGTCGTGTTTCTGGTGAATTGTAATGACTTACCAGAAACACGATCTACTAATGATTTCTTAGGTCCAGTAAAAATTAAATCAACTTCTGGATATTCAGCAATCTCATTGTATTTGTTTATTTTTACATACTGTACTGTCATTATTTATTCTAAAATGTCTAATTTATTTTTATTTATTGCTATCAACAATCATTAAAAACACTACCGACTTCTGAACCAATACTAGAACCAACTCTCTGACCTAACAGAGTCATCCATCCTGCTGCCAACCAACCAATATAAGGAATGTTTAATACTGCGGGAGCAAGAGCACCAGTAGCAATGCTAGTTCCTGCCAGAGCACCTTGTGACCGTGCTCCAGCGTCCGCTATTAAACACTCTATCTCTTCCGCAGACTTTCCCTCCTCATTTATTTCACCTCCACCAAGATTACGATATCCTTCTGCGGTATATTCGTCCTTGCGATACTCATTTCTCTTTTCAGTTCCACCACCAAACAAACCTTTTTTGGTCTTATCAAGTTCTAATGACCTTTCAGTAGAAAGAACCTTTGGATCGTTAGCACGATACTTCACACTATATCCGTCCTTACTTACATTCAGTTCGTAAGAAGAATATTTGCCGTCTGGAATGTTAATGACTGGACTACTTATGGTGTTGCCCACTTTCATAAGATGTCCAATAATACCAATATGGCCAACACCAACAGTAACAGCAAGAAATAAAATAACACCATTAGTTATTTTCTTCATTGTTTTGGTCTATCAATAGCAGATGCTACTGGTGGTTGGTCTTCCTTCTTTCCAGTAGGAGTGTTTCCATTAGGTGTCTTTGCACCACTACCACCATTTCTGGCAGGTGATAGTCCGAATGCAGCTAAAGATCCTGAGAATACAGAAGCAATAAATGTAGGATCAAAGTCTAAAATTTTCTGCCCGTTAGGCATTCTAATATAAGAAGCAGTTAATAAAGAAGCGGACCAGATCAAGACTACAAGCTTGACCAAATCCGCTAACCATTCTCTGTTTTCTTCGTGATCTTTCTCTACAACCTTTGAAATTTCTTTCTTTTGTTCTGGCATTGTAGATTGAGAATCTACACTATTTAGTTTTTAATCTTCTTATGTCCGTATTCTATTACAATACGTTTATGTTCAGTGTGCTTATCAGCAACAACTTGCGTATACCATTTTCCACCAAGTTCCTCAGCAATCTTATTGAGGAACTTGGAAGTATTTTCTTCTGTCATAATAATTATGGTGTAAGTGAGTCTACATTAATACTTGTGTCTTCCAATTGATTATATTTTTTGCAAAGAGTATCACTTGATTCATGTTCCCATTTGTGATACAACTCTTTTAAACGTTTATGATAGTCTTCACCAGTATAGTCTATCATCTCTTTTGCGACGATGCCCTTTATCAGCATGTCTCTGGTGTATGATACCATGTTTAAACTTTAATATCCAACAAAGAACTACTATAATAAATTAACGGCAAAAGTTCTTCTTGGCTGGTCTTTGGAATTAATTATTTATTGTTGGAAACACCTGAACGTAAAGTTTGGAGTTGTAGGAACACAAAAGTGTTCAGGTGGATTATCAATCTTCCATAAAGTGTAGCAAGCAATAATAATTTGTAAAAATGGAAGAATAAATGTAATACGTTCTCTCATTCAAACACTGGACGAACTTCAATATAATTATAGTACTCATTCCGATACTTTTCAAGAACGTCCTTAGAGTTTCCATAATATCCCATGTGCATGTTAACACAATCAAGATATCTCATATCAACTCGATTCGCATTCACAGTAATACTATCACAATAAAATAGAATCTCCTGAGGAACTTCTACTTGTTTATTTGTGTTTGGTTCCTCAACAAAAAGGGGGAAGGTCATTTAGTGTATCCGTTTTTCTTCAACCATTCTAGCGTAAGAGGAGTGGGTTTGCAAATCTAAACCCTTTCCCTTATATGTCAATCTTTAATATAACCATTATCCCTTAACCACTTTTTAGTAAGAGGTGTGGGAGGATATATAGTCCACATAGGACCAGCAGCACAAACATCAAGTGCCTTAGCAGTCATTCCTTCTGTCTTACCTGCCCACTTTGCTTCTGCTTCCCAAGGAACAGCAGACTTTGGATAAGTCTTCTCTACAATCTCACGCCAGAGTTTAGGAACATCTTCTTCTGGTTTGATAATGGCAATCATACTATTATCAATGGTTCCTGCCATACAATCTTGTGCGGCGTGCCATCCTTCATGCCTCATAACAGTCATAAGAACATCAGGACGCTTCATAAAAGCATCATTGAGATAGAAGTTATTGGTGACAGTATGATAAACACCACGATGTCCAGGAGGAAAGTATCTCTCTGGGCCTAGAAAAACCATAACTCCGATCTTATTAAGGGATAAGAGCATTGAGTTAAACTCGTCAGCAACCACACTAAAATCAGAATCAGGATAGTAACTCTCAATATCTGAGATAGAGTTGATTCTTCTGACATCTTCGGTGCATTCTTGTAAGATCATGCAACCCATAGAATTCATAGTATAGAATTCTTTGACTTTGGAACCAGCAAAAGCAGGAGAACAAACACCAAGTGCCATTAAAGAAAGTAATAGTTTTTTCATATTGTTGGAATAGCGGGACCAGTTGTTGATGGAATCGCAGGGCCAGTAACCTCTGGAACCTCAGGTATAGCACCATCTAAAAGGGCAGGAAGTGCCTCTGTAAGCGCCTCTGTGACCGCTACGGTTACTTTCTCCCTAGCATCTTCAATAAGAGTGGTTTTATTGAGATACAAATAAGCACTCCCACCAAGAACTGATAAAGAAACCAGTCCTGATAGAAGTGCGATTGTGTTAATTAGTTTTTGCATAATGCCTAATCACATTATAGTGATATTTAGGATTAAGACCAAACAAGTTTCTTAGTATAGTCATAAGCATACTCTTGCCTATAACCTTTGATTCCCCAACCTAACCAATAATAAGAAGGAACCATATACTGGGCAACCGTCCATCCACTTCCCTCAAACTCAGGAAGAACCTTTTGGAACTGAGATTCATTGATCATGTAACGAACCTGACCTTCCAGACTACTTGGATCACAGTCATACTTGTTACAGAAAGTTCCAAGTCCACGATAGCGACCAGTAGAAGTCCACTGAATTAAACCATATCCACCAGCATAGCATTTATCATAAGTAACTCTTGCTCCTCCTTCGCAAATGTTAGGAACAAAACCAGATTCAGATTTGATATTACCCATCAAAGTAGCAAGGGCATTCTTATCAGAAATCTTTGTCTTTTGTTGAAGTTGTTCTAAAACATACTTTTCATTTTCATTACATCCTGGACACTTCCAGGTCTTATCATCATCAACCTCAAGTTGCACAATTTCCTTTTCTTCAACCTTTTCTTCTACAGGTGCTTCTGGTGCTTGAATCTCATTGATTGCGGGATACGCACATGCTGCAATTGGAATCGTGATGAGAGAAAGAATTGCTAACTTTTTAAACATTAATTTTAACAGAACTCGACATCCGTATAAAGAGAGCGCACTCCCACTTCTCAATGGGCAATCTTCACGGCACAGGGTATTTAGCAAAAAAGGAAGCAAAAATGCTTCCTTCCAGAATCATAGCAAGTTATTCTTGCCTAGTCAAGCAGTTGCTCCAACCTTTACTGTGGATGAAACATAGTTAAACACTGCTTCGGGAGTGGTCTCATAGTAAGGATCCTCACCAG